TTGCCAACTGGCGTATTTGCCACAGGGCAAACTGGAACTGTTACGATCCTTGTCGTTGTCCCTGTTACGGGCGTACAAGGCACATCTGTTCTTGGAACTATTACGCTCCAGAGCAACAACTTTCTGAATGTTTCTGGTCTACAGGGGACAACACAACTAGGAACGGTTACACTGTCAGGAGTGTGGAGCAATCCAGATGATGGAGTGAATATTTGGATTCCTGACCCTGTTGATGTTAGTTCTTGGATAGATGAACCAGAGAGTGACAATGATTGGATTGCTGTTGTGAGTGGGTCGAATGTTTGGACTCAACAGCCAACCGGATCTAATAACTGGACAGCACAATGAGGATTGCATTCGGTCAGTGGACACCAGATCGGCCAGGGGTTTCTGGGAACCTGACCGAGGCTAAGAACATCTACCCTACAGCATCGGGCTATGCGTCTCTCAACGGGACTGCAAACCTGTCTGATGCTGCTAGTGAGAATCTGCTGACTGTGTTTGTTGGTCGATGGGCTGGCGCTACCACCCTATTCGGTGCTGGTGCTGGCAAACTGTTTAAGTTCGATCCTGCTGATGCTGATCTGGATGATGTTTCCAGGACTCCGACTGCCTACTCAACAACTGACTTCTGGCAGTTCACTCAGTTTGGATCGCAGGTGATCGCGTCCAACGGTGTGGACAAGCTGCAAGCTTGGAACATGGCATCCAGCACAAGGTTTGCTGACCTTGCTGCTGCTGCTCCTACAGCATCGTTTGTGACCGTTGTGCGGGACTTTGTTGTTGCTGGCAAGACCTCGACCTACCCTAACAGGGTGTTGTGGTCTGATATTAACGATGAGACGGATTGGACTCCTGGTGCTGCCAGTCAATCCGACACCCAGGACATCCCTGACGGTGGTGAGATTCGCGGGATCACCGGAGGCGAGTTTGGTGTCGTGCTGATGGAGCGTGGTTTGTATCGCATGACCTACATCGGCGCACCGTTGTTCTTCCAGTTCGACAACATTGCTCGAAACGTAGGTTGCTACGAGTCTCGATCTATTGCTCAATATGGCCCGATGACGTTTTTCCTGAGCGATGACGGGTTCTTCATGACCGATGGTCAGCAGGTCAAGCCTATCGGTGCAGAGAGGGTTGATAGGTGGTTCTACGCCAACGCAGATCCATCTCAGTTCAGCAAGATGAGTGCTGCTGTCGATTTTGTCAACAAACTGGTGCTGTGGTGCTTCCGGGACATCTTCAACGTCCAGAAGCTCCTGATCTACAACTGGTCAACAGATCGTTGGTCACACGGTGACTCTGGTGCTGACTACATCTCCAGCATTGCCACTGCGTCTACTACTTTGGAACAGTTGGACAACATCTCTGCGAGTTTGGATGCGCTGCCAGCCTCTCTGGACTCGCGTCTGTGGACTGGTGGCAAACTGATCCTGGGTGGTGTATCCGGGGCCAGGATTGTCACCTTTGCTGGAACTGATCTCACCGGAACGATCAACACAGGCGACATCACCGTAGAGGGCCAGGAAACGCTTATACGGCTTGCTAGGCCACAAATCGACAACGGCAGTGCTACGGTATCAGTCGCAAGCAGAAAACGCTTGGACGGGTCTATAACCTACTCTACCGCGGTATCTGCTGATAGCGAGAACCGGGTGAGTCTACGGTCTCGAGGAAACTACCATCGGCTGAGTATCACCCCGACAGGGAACTACGACACTGCTGTTGGGATCGATGTGGACATTGTTCCTGTTGGTGGGCGCTGATGTTTCGTAGGTTGCCTCAGCAGGGCGGCAGTCAGCGAGAGGTTGCTGAGATTGTCAATCGTGTGCTGGATGGCAAGATCAACAGTCTTGGCTATCTCACTCTGGCGACTGGTGATGCTACGTCAACCACGCTGTACGACGCTCGGATTAGTCCTGAGAGCTTGATTCTGCTGATGCCATCGTCTGCTGCGGCAATGGCTGATCCTGTTCCGTTTGGATCGTTTTCTGACTCAACAGATCAGGCTGCTGCCAATACGACAACGGCATACGCAATTACCTACAACACGACTGACTTTTCCAAAGGCATCAGTGTTGTCAGCAACTCCAGGATCACGTTTGAGACTGCTGGTGTCTACAACGTCCAGTTTTCGATTCAGTTTGCAAACGATGATGTACAGATCCAAGATGTGGATGTTTGGTTCAGGAAGAACGGGACTGACATTGCAAACAGCAACTCCAAGTTTTCGGTTCCAAACAGTCATGGCGGCACAGACGGTCACCTGATTGCGTCTCTGAACTTTTACGTTGATGTTGTTGCGAACGACTACATTCAAGTTATGTGGGCGACGACAAGCACCTTGGTGACGATTGAGCATCTTGCAGCGCAGACCACTCCGACAAGGCCAGCGACACCGAGTGTCATTGTGACTGCCAACAAGATCGATGAATCGTCTACGTCTGATGTGTATGCGTCATCTGTAGGATACGGTCAGGCAACGATCAGTCATTTTGCGAACTCGACTGCGGATAAGACGTATCGCTATGTCGTCCTCGGTTAGAGTGTTTGTAGAGCCGCAGAGACTGCGGGAAGTGTGGGAATTTGTTAGACCTGGACTGCTGGAGGTGAAGAGGGCAAGCAGGGATCAGTGGATACCAGAGGACATTTACGTTGACTGTTTTGAAGGACGGTCAATGCTCTGGTTGATGGTAGAGGACGGAAATCCTGTCGGGTTTGGAGTTTTGCAACCGATGGGTGACACTCTGCATATCTGGGCTGGTTGGGGCAAGTTTCTGATGGAAGATGGTTTCCGTCATGCCCATGAGATTGCGCTAGCGGGTGGAGCGCGTAAAATCTCATTCGACAGCAGTCGTCCGGGATGGGCGAAGATAGCCGGTAACTATGGATTTAAGCCGGTTAAATGGATTGCAGAGGTGAAAAATGGGTTCCAGAAGCAGACCGGAAGTAACCGAAACTAGGATTGATCCTAGACTTGTTCCGTTTGTCGAGCAGGGTCTGAGTGGCGCTCAGAGTCTGTTCCAGACGGGTCAATTGCAGTTCAAAGATCCGACGACTGGCGAGATGGGAGCGGGTTTTGTCCCGCAGTTTTTTCCTGGTCAAACCTATGTCGGGCCTTCTGGATTTACGACTCAAGCGATCCAGTCTGCTGCTGAACGCGCACAGGCAGGATCTCCGCTAGTTTCCCAGGCTCAACAGACCGTACAGCAACTTGCTGCTGGTCAGAGTCCACTGGCAGCTACTGCAAGCGGGTCAATGCTCGGATATAACCCGTTCCTGCAAGGCACGTTTGCATCTCTTGCAAGACCGTTGGAACAACAGTTCCAGCAGCAGATCGGCAACATCACCTCTCAAGCCTCTCGCGCAGGACGATACGGTTCTGCTGCAATGGGGCAAATGCAAGCAGGTGCAGCGGAAGCTCTTGCGTCCGGACTGTCCGGTTTGGGTGAGCGGTTAGGATTCCAGACCTACGGTCTTGAGCGTCAACTGCAAACTCAAGCACAGCAAGCTCAACAGGCTGCTATGTTGCAAGCAGCGCAACTTGCTCCTGGTCTTGCTGAACAAGATTACCTTGGAGCGCAGCGGTTGATGCAAGCTGGTCAGTTGCAGGAACAGTATCAGCGTCAAGCATTGCAAGACGCTATCAATCGATACAACTTTCAGCAGGAAGCTCCGTTCAGGGCACTTCAGCAGTACAGTGCGTTTCTCGGTGGGTTCCCTGCTGGCGCTCAACAGGCTGCACCTTCCTACACTAACCCTGCTGCCTCTCTGCTTGGTGGTGCTGCGCTGGTGTCTGCATTCAATCAACCGAGTCCTTCCAACACTACGGCATGAGGTGAAACATGGCTGATCCCGTAACTCTTGCCGCTATTGGGGCTGTCGCTGGTGCTGCCACTAATAAGAAAGATCCGATCAAGGGTGCGCTCCTTGGAGCGACTCTCGGTTACGGTGGTGGTGCTGTTGCTCCTGCTCTTATGGGCGGCACTGCTGCTGGTGCTGGAGCCGCAGGTGCTGCCGGAACTGGTGCTGCTGCTGGAGGAACTTTTATCCCTGGCATGGCGCTAGAGACTCAACTGGCTGCTGCTCCTGCGTCACCCCTAGCTGGATTCATGTCCAAAGCAACGACTCCTGCAAGCCTGATGGCTGGCGCTCAGTTGGCTGGAGCGTTGCAACCTAAACCTCCGGTTGCACAGGCTATGCCGCTGCGTCCTAGTCAGCAGGTTCCGATCACACTCGATCAGATCCGCGCTATCGATGCTGGAATGTTCGACACTATCCCGATGGATCGCAGGATGAGGACGATGCAAAGCAGGTTTGGGTTGCCACCTGTGCCATTTATGCAAGACCTAGAGCCGATTGAATCGCGCAGACTGTCTCTGCTGTGAGGTGAGTTATGGAAGAAATCCTGAATCGACTCTTTCCGCAGCCTCAGTATGTCTCTGGGTTGCTTGGAGATGAGTCGCAGATTGCACTGCAACAGGCTCGACAGCAGGGTCTGCTAGGTCTTGCTGCTGGTCTGTTGCAAGCCGGTGGCCCTAGTAGACAGAGAACCAACATCGGTCAGGCTATCGGTGCTGGACTCCAGGCTGGCCAACAGGCGTACAGGGGTGCGCTGTCGGAGCAGATCCAAGGTCAGCAGATGGCGATGAAGCTGGCTGAACAGCAGAGATTGCAACAGCAGCAGAGAGCATTGCAAGGCATCATGCCGCAGTTGATGACGACTGGTTTGCAACAAGCGGAAAGAGCAGCAGATCCGATTGGTGCATTGCTTCAGACGATTGAAGCTGGGACTACCAACCAGCCGATGCTGAATCAGCAAGCATTGAACCTTGCTAGGTCATTCCTGAGTCCGAAAGACTTTAAGGATCTGGTTGAAGGATTGACCAAACAGCAGGAACTGGCTGCTGGCCCAAGAGAAGAATATTCCACGACTCCGCAGACAATGCTGGTCAACAACCGTCCGACATCTGTTCTGTTTAGCAAGTCTGGTGGTATGCGTGTGCTGGATGTTCAACCGCTGCCATCAGAAGAGAAAATTGACACAAACTCTGAGATTCTGTTCCGTGATAAGGTGACTGGACGCATCACTTCCCGTCTAAACAAAACACTCTCTCCTGGAGAGGCTAGGCTTCTTGATCTGCGAGAACGTGAGTTTCAGCGAGGTGGATACGACATCCTGCAAACTCAAGAAGGCTATGTTTATGCGCCGACTACACCGGGCGCAGTTGCACAACCTGTTACCACTGCTGGTGGCGCTCCTGTTCTGCCGATGGGTGCTGACAAACCTCCGACAGAAGGACAAGCAAAAGCAGCGAGCTTCCTTGGTGTAATGCGCGGTGCGTCTAGCGTGTTTGATCAGCCTTTGGTTGATCCTGCTGGCAAACCTGTGGTTGATGCGTCTGGTCAACAGATCACAGCAGAAATGGCTTATTCAACGCCAAATCTGTTGCAGTCTGCTGCTGGATCTGTTCCTTGGGTTGGTCAAACTTTGGAGCGATTGGGCAGTAGCGAAAACCGGCAGAGGGTATTGCAAGCTCAACAAGCATGGGTTCGTGCAAAGCTGCGTAAAGAGTCTGGTGCTGTCATCGGCGCTGATGAGATGGCAGACGAAATTAAGACATTCTTCCCGCAGTATGGTGATAAGCCTGAAACGATTAGGCAAAAGGCATTGCTTCGTCAGCAAGCCGAATCTGGTCTTGTGGTAGAAGCTGGCCCGGCTGCTCGATTGATCCAGACTGCTCCTGGCGCTCAAATCACTCCTCCGGCACGAGTTCAGCGTCAAGCAAGGCCACAGGTTGAGCTTCGATACAATCCGCAAACCAGACGAATCGAGGAAGCGCAATGATTATCGATGTCCCTGGTGTTGGAAAGATTGAGTTCCCGGATGGAACATCTCGGGAAGAAGCCAACCGCGCTATTGCTGAGTTTCTAGGTTCGCGTCAACAACCTGAACCTAGAGGTGTTGCTGCCGAGATTGGTCGGCAAGCTGGTCTTACTGGTCGAGCAGCAGTCTCTGGTATTACCGGACTCCCTGCGTTGGCTTCTGATGCTCTGGTGTCTCTGATCAACCAGATCACCGGCAAGCAGATTCCGATGCCATCTCAGGCTCAACAGCAGTTGATGACCAGGGCTGGACTGCCTGAGCCAGAGACTCCGCAAGAGCGGGTTGTGCAAGATATTGCTTCTGCTGGATTTGGTGTGTTGGGTGCGTCCGGTCTTGGTCGAATGCTCCCAGGCACGATGGTTACACCTCCTGCTCCTGGTCAGGCAGTCGAGCGGTTTGCTCCTAGTGCTGCTGGTCTGCAAGCGACTAAAGAGCTTCTGACGCAATCTCCGGCATTCCAGATTGCTGCTGGTGGTGCTGGTGCGTTGGGTTCTGCTATGGCTCGGGAGGAAGGTCTAGGGCCATTGGGTCAGGTTGGTGCTGGCATTGCTGCTGGCATGGCTGTCCCGTCTGTCGGCACTGCTGCGCTGTTGGGTACTCAAGCAGCAGCAAGGGGTGGCAGAGAGCTTGTTAGACCGTTCACAGAGCCTGGGCGAGAGGTGATCGTAGGAAACATCCTCCGTCAGTTGTCACGCGATCCAGAGGCTGCTGTACGCAATCTGGAGGCATATCAGGCAGGTGTTCCTGGATACACACCGACGACAGCACAGGCTGCTCGGGATGTTGGTCTTGCATCTGCTGTTCCACCTGTTCGCGGGTTGGATGTTACTGGCAAACTGACTGAGCAAGCACAACAAGCCAATCGAGCAAGGATGGCAGTGCTTGATCGTCTTGCCAAGCAACAAGAAGATGTCAACGCAGCGATTGCCAAGCGGAATGAGGTAACTGCACCGTTGAGGGAAGAAGCCTTTGCACGATCAACTGTAACGCCAGACCAGTTTGCAACGAACATTTCTGCTGTTGACAATGTTATTGCTGGCATTTTGGATTCACCGGCAGGAAAGCGTCTGCCGGTTGAACGAGCGATGAATTTTGCTCGGCAGCGTATTGCAGAAGCAAGGACTCCGCAGGAACTGTATGAGATTCGCAAGGACTTGCGTGATGCGGCTCAAGGTTTGCTGGACAAGGATGGATCTGCGTACAGGCTTGCAAAAGGCCAGCTAGAGCAAGTCATCAGATCTGTCGATGATCAGATTGAGTCGGTTGCTCCTGGTTATGCTGAATACTTGCGTAAGTTTGCTGCGTCAAGCAGAGGCATTGAGCGCATGGAAGCAGCGCAGCAGTTCCGAGGCAAGGTTCTGACCACTACTCCATTGATCAGAGATCCTGGCAATGTTTCAGAGTATCTGATCTCTCAACCAAAGTTTGTGAATGCCATTCGCGCTGCCGAGAAAGAAACTGATCTTTCTAGGACGCAGCTTGCTGTGTTGAAGCGTGTTGCTCAGGACTTGGATGATGCAACTTTGCGGGTGACGCAGGAACCTGGATCAAACACGTTCCGCAACCTGTCTGTTGCAAATGTGATGGGCGGCATTGTTGGCAAGTCAATATTTGGCGACATCCCTCCTGCTCTGCAAAAGGTTGTCACTCCTATGCAGTGGTTGTATAACGGATCTGACGATATGATCCGAGAGGTCATCGTTGATGCGATGCTTGATCCTAAACTTGCTGCTCGGTTGATGCGTAAGGCAACGACTGCTGAGATGGTTCCTTTGTCCAAGGAACTCCAGAAACGCGCACTGAAACTTGGATATGGTCAGGTCTTTGGCCTGAGCGAGGAGTAAACATGGCAAAGACTAAGATCAGCGAG